AGACTATTCAGAGCTATTATTATTTAGTAATCCGTCTTTTAACATTTTTGAAAGTTCACTTGTAGAACCAACAAAGAGTGCGTTGTTTGTAACAGTATTTTGAGTTTTAGGATTATCTGCTTCTATATCTTTTACCTTCTTATGTAAATCTGCTAATTTATCAGTGGTATCAGCGACTGATTTGATTAGTTGTCCAGCAACTTCATATGCTCTTGGACTTGCAGTTTCTCCTGCAACTTCCATAATACCATTGATTGCTTCTTGTCCTTTTTCTATAAGTGAATATAAATTTCCTCTCGTATAATCATAATCTTTTTTAACTTCATCTATTTTGGTTACTTCATCTGCTTTTACAATAGCATCAACCTCAACACTACCATCAGTGTTGAAAGTATCATTCAATGTATCATAACCTTTTGCCATTAGATGTCTACCCCTCTATTTGGTGCAAAGTCTTTTCCATCACCAAAGAAAGAACTACTTTCTGTAAATCCAAAATCATCACCTGGTTCAATTAATAAGTCGTCAGCACTATCTATAACTTCATCTTCATTGTAATCTTGCTTTGCTTTTGGTACGACAGTATATCTTTGTACACGTTTTGCAGTTCTTGTATTTGTATCTGAATAGTAATCCAATTGAACTTTTTTGATAAGTCCTTCTGGAGTTTTTGCAATATGATTGAAAAAGAATGTTTTTGCTGTAAATGATAGTGTGTATATTAGTGCTCTTCTTGTTGCAAAATCTCCCTCATAATCATCCTGTTGTGATATGTTTTGAAGAACCATAGGGATATCTCTTTTCTCACCAATCGATTTTACTAAATCAATTGATATATTAAATCCTGGTTGAAAAAATGGTAATATCTGCTCTAAAATTTGTAACCCATCATCTTGTTGTTTTACTAAAATATTTAAATCAAATCCTAAATTATATGGAACTGGCATAAACACTTTTTTCATCTTATTACCATCATCACTATCTAATGCTTTGAATGTTTGAGTAATACCTGCTTTTCTTGAAGAGTCATATGAAATATTTGTAATCTCAAAAGACATTCGTGGTAATGTAATTTGAGTTGCTTTATTTAATTCTGCTTGCTGCGTAATTCTTGCTAAAAACTTTTGTCTTGGACCATATGCAATTGGAACTTTTAAATCTGATATAACATTACCTGCACTATCATCATGACGAACATGAATATCATTGAACAGTGTGCCAAACGCAATCACTGTTTTTCTTACAATTTGATGATAAAAATAATTACCTAACATTAGAAACTACCAAAGGGATTTGATTCTGTAAAGTCAATAAGCAAGTCTGCTTCCGACTCAAATATATCTCCTTCATTATATTTATCGTTACTATTTTCATCATCAAACACAGAAACACTGAATAATGCACCAGAAGTAAGTCCTTTTATGTCTTCACCAGCAGAGAATCCTGTCGTTGTTGTTCCGATTCCAACATTACCAACTTTGAGTATGCCAGTATCAAAGTCCCAATTCTTAACTCTTGCTTGAGTTCCTGAACGCATTCCCTGAACGACTTCATTGAATTGATATGTCCCAACACCACTGATTGTTTCAGGGTCATCAATAGTTATTGTAGGTGCAGATGTATATGCTGCACCTGGATTAGTTATGAATAAATTCTTAATTTCATTAAATCCTGAAGTGGTCTGAATTCCAATTGATGCTAGTGCGACTGCACGATCACTTGCTACACCAGCGTTTGGAATAGGTATATTAATTGTCGGTGCGGTTCCAAATCCAATTCCTCCATCAACTAAATCAAATCTTACAATACCGTTAGATGATGTATTAATTGAACAAGTCGCAGCAGCACCACTTCCACCACCTCCAGAAATAGTGATTGTAGGTGCTTCAGTATATCCAAAACCAGTTTGTGTAAGTAGTATTTTCTCAACAGATCTCACACCTGCTCTTTCAGTTGTAAATGCAACTGCCTTCGCATCAGAGAAATCTGCACTACTTGGTGAGGTAGTTATTGCAACAGTTGGAGTGCTTGTATATCCGTGACCATCATCATTCAAGAATAGTTCACGAATATATCCAGTATTAATGAACGCAGTTGCTTGAGCAGTCCTACCAACTCCAACTAATTGAAGTTCTGCAATATATCCTTCATCTGCAACTTGTGTGTCAATTAAATCAATTGAAGTATCAATAACCTCATCTTCATATTCAAAGAGTTCACACTTGAGTTTGTAAACGTAGTTGCTACCTAATTGATAGAATGGTTCTTCGTGTTCTACAAATTTAATTTCAAATAATCTTTGACCTAATGGAAAAAATACTAAATCACCCTCACGAGGTCGAGAAGATAATTCAATATCCTCATCAACATCCATAAAAGGTGCAATGAATTCTTCAAATCTTTCTTTAGAAATGGTAAGAGTTACTTCATCTCTCAAACTCATACCAAACTTAGTTAATACATCTCCAGCACCTGCATACCCATCATAATTATCTACATATGCTTCTATTAAAAAATTATCATCAAATTTTGATGCTGTAACTTCTTCAATAATTGTCTCTTGATTAACAAATTTTCTAGGAATGAAAGTAACTTCAACACCATAAATTTTAAGGTGTTCGTTAATTAAACTTTGTACTAGTCTTTGCTCACCTCTAGAACCTTGTAAAAAATGTGGATTTAATGCCATTATTCATCACCCAATGAAGTCTAGAGGAGGTGTCTCATAGTCCATCATCATTCTTGACCTGAGTTCCTCTAATTCTCTAACTCCATCATCATATATTTCTCTTCCATTTAATTCAATTCCACCTGGTAATTTTGTTCCTCTAAACTTAATCAGATTCATACCCCATTGTTTCTTCATCAATGCAACAAAATATCTTTTTACAAATGGATCATTGTAAACTTGCTTATATTCTTCAGGGTCAAGTGCACGAAAACAATCTATTATAATAAAAGTATCTTTTGTTTGTGAATTCCAGTCAATATCCAAATATAGTCTGTCTTGTCTCTGATTAAATCTTATTTGTTTTTCTGGTGTAAGTAAAAAATCTATATCTTCTAGATAAGTTTTTGTCATCGCAAATTGCAATAATTCTACTGAATTAAAATAATACAAGTCATTTAAAAATAATTGATACTTAATACTAAACATTCCACCTGAAATAGAACTTGTATCAAACTTAAAAATTTTATTTACACCAATTACGTGGTCTGGAACTGATATAAAATTAGAAGTTTCATAAAAATTACTTGATACAGTACCTGCAGTGTTAGTTGATATACCAGTTGTAGTAACTATTCCAACTCCGTCTGTTCCCTGTGCTCTACCTCTATCTAAATCTTCTTGTGTAATTTTGTATTTGAGAAACATTCTCTCAATACCATTATAATGACGTTCCTGATATAATTGAATTGTATCATCAAGTGCATCATGTATCTGGTCAGTATCAAGATTAATCTCCAATACAGGATATCCCAGTTTACGCAAACCGAAGTTTATAAGTTGTCCTCTACTTTGTGGTACTGCCATTACTCTCCGTGAGATTTGCGAGTTGCTCTAAAAGTTCATTTTTTTCTTTCTGAAAATCATTTTTTAGAGTTTGGAGTTTCGCCTCCAAAAGAACGTTTTGATTTAATGCTGCTGCTAGTTTTGTATGATATAAGTTCACTAATACATTAACATCTACTTCACTGTTTTGTTGCATTTAGAAAGTACCTCCATCTAGGGTCGAAGTCCAATGTGGTTTGTTCACATAGACATTGGTGGCAGCACCTGGTGTGGATGAAAGGTTTGCAATTGCACCACTCTGACCTTCTCTTCTTAAATTATTACTTGTATTGAATGTTCCCTCTACACCAATCAAATTTACAGAATTACCACCAGATACTGCAGTTTCAACAACACCATAGGCACCAGTTGTATCTTGTCTTACAATGTCACCTACTGCTACTGTGATACCAGAACTTAAAGAACTTAAAGTAACTTTTGTAATAGCAGTTAATACTTGCTTTGAAGTAATAACAGGTGTTTGTGGATTGTTTGTAGATCTTTGTAGACCTTCACTGTCAAACCAAACTACACCGCCTGAATTAAAGTTACCTGACTGATAATAGATACCTTTAATATCTAAGAAACCTTTTGTACCAGAAACAACACTCGCTGTGATAGTTGCATCAGGAACGTATGTCCATCTACGACTATTATCACCGTGAGTACCGTGATTACCTGTTCCTGCAGTGCTGGATGCAATTGAACTATCATCTAGTCCAAAGAAACCATCAGTTGAGTTTGCAGTTCCTACTCCTACATTATAAGTAAATCCAAGTCCACGGTCAGTGTTCGTATCTGTTGCGTGTACAACTGTTATCTCAGTCTGTGTACCAATACCAGCAATCGTTGTTCCTTGGAATGTAAGTGTATTAGTTCCAGTATTAATTGCTGTAACTGTTGTAATACCACTTGCTGAGAAACTTGAATGTAAAAGAGTATCATTAACAGCGATACCTGTTACTTGGTCAACCACAATTGATGTTGCACCTGTGTTTCTTGCTGTCATTACAGTTCTTGAACTGGTAGTATCACCAACCATCATGATTGGGTCATTAACAGTTGTCTGAGTTGAGTTAACTGTAGTTGTTGTACCATCAACTTGCAAGTTACCTTTAATGATAACATCACCTTCATTACTTAAACCATCTGGATATGGATCAATGAATATTTTATTTCCTTGACCAGCAAGAGATGCAATTATATTATCTTCTATTCGGATATTACCAAGAGAACTATTACCACCAACAATTAATTGGTCATCGACAGTTACTTTAGTGCTAGTAAATTTTACATTTGCTCCAGCAAATCTTAATTCATCTGTCCCATTCTCATCATATTCAATAGTTGCATCAGAAGCTGCTGTTCCATCTGCACCTCCACCAAATCCAAGTTTGGTGTCATCGGGAATCATTACTTCACCAGCACCATTTGGATTGAAGATTAAATCACCATCAGTATTTGATGAAGATAATGTATTTGTGTCTAAAGTTAAGTTATCAACATTCCAAACATCTATCTTTCTATCACTATCAAGTATTGCTACAATACCACCATCGCTATTTCTAGAGTTTGTTACACCATTTAAAGCACCAGGTGTATGCTCCATCATAGATGTGTAATAATGACCAGCGACTGGATGAACGTTTGTACCGTCATCTCCTAAAAATACTCTGTCTTTATATTGATTCGTACCACCATATTGACCTACACCAGTCACATACGCCATTTCACCCCAATTCAAACTCGCTGGTTTTGCGGTACCAGATGATCGTTTGATTCTTATAATACTAGCCACTAAAAGTTACCCCCGTTGATGTCTAAGTTCTGTGATGCACCTGGAGTCAACTCCAATGTTGTATCAAATTTTTTCGTCACACCATTAAAAACTAGAACCATACCATCTTGTAAAGTTCCAGCGTTTACATCAGCCAATTCTGTAAGTGAAAGAGTTTGAGCACCTGCCAGAGATGAAATCACCTTTGTGGCATTTTGTTGTCCAACTCTGACTTTAATATTTGCCATTTAAATTAGCTTATTCAGATCTAAAAAGTATTTATATTTACTAAGACGTTATCTTAGAAGCAAGGTCATTTAACATAGATTTAAGGGTTTCAATCTCTTGTTTCATAGTATCTAGTTCTAATTGTTTATCAG